CTTTATCTGCAACTATTAAATCGTCAATATTAACTGCATCTAATACCAATGATTGAACTAGTTTGTCTAATACTATGCCTTGTTTGATATAAGTTGAGTTAGTTAAAATATCCTCATCATACGCAGTCATATACCGCATTTCTATATGTCCTTTTCGCAATGGACTTGATTCTGAATATACTTGCCCGTTGCTTGGCAATGGAACTAATACAGATGGAACTGTACTTTTTTGCTTGTTTTCGTATTGTTGTTTTGCTAATTCAATTAAATTTTTATCGGATGCGCGATCTGTTACTGGCATAAACTTTTCCTTTTTATAACTTTTATATAAATATGTATGAACAAGAAAAATGGGTGAAATTTCTTCCACCCATTCAAATATATTAGTATTAGAAACTTAATAGTGCCCAATCATAATTTAATGTAGCATCAATCATTACTACATCTTCTGCAGACCAATCTAAACTACCAAAGTTAACTTCTGATAAATAAGCACCTTTAATTTGCCATTCTTCAATAACTTCTCCTAATGGAGATAATTGACGCAATAAAATATCTTTTTTATACATAGAAGCATAACCATCTCTACCTGTTGCAGATTCATGATGTAAACGAACCCAATCCATTATTGCTTGTGCTCCGGAAGGCATAATTGCATCATACATTGTGATTGCAATACTATTCCAAGAACTTTTGCCTTTAAGTTTTCTTTTTACATTGATATGATCTAAAACAACTTCACCGTTAGTTAAACTAGGCTTAGCTGATGTTTTAATTAAAAAGCCCGGAATACCATCTAATATTGACATAATAAATTTATGTTGGTATTTTGGTTCCCATGAAAATGCTTTATCATAAAACTCAGACTCTAATCCAAAATCAGTTAATGTATTTGGATAATCGCCAGTACCGTCAGGAGACCCGGCTCCGTTGTCGTTAGTTGGTGCATTATTTATAAAACTTTGTAAATTCGATTGTGTTCCATCATACGGCATAATTGTATCCTCAATATTTTTATTATAAATATATGTACAGTAAAAAAGGCAGAACCTAAGTCCTGCCTTGATTTAAACTTTTTTACTATTCAGGAAAAGCTGCTCCGGTTGTTTGAATATTAAAATCTAAAATAATAAATTCAGCCGTTCTAGTTGGTTGTAAAAATAATTGACCATACAATATATTTCTATCAATCAAATCCGGTGTATTATTTGTTGAATCCATTACAACTTTAAATGCAGATAAACCTTGATTTTGTTTTATTCCCCCTAAATACGGATTAACAATGTTAAGGAATTTCTGACGTGTTGTATCAGTGTTTTGATCAAATACCAAGAAACGAGTTGACGACGCAATAAACTTCTTAACTTCAATAAGCAAACGACGCACATTTACTCGGTCTAATGCACTTGGACGAGCTTGTAGTGTCTTTTGCCCCCAAATAACAATCGTGTTGTTAGGGAAAGATGCGATAGGATTAACGCGGTTTTCATAAAGTGTATCTCTTTGTGTTTGAGACAAATTATATGCAGTTCCAACTGCAGGAATACCACCTCTATTTAAACCAGCTGGTGCATACCATTGTGCTGACAATCTATCATTGTTTGACAATACACCCCCAACTACAACTGATGGTGGTACCCATAATAACCCTCCATTTCCAATTGGATTATTAATTGATACCCATGGCCAATAGGTTGCCGTATAATTATCATCAATTGTTCTTACTTGTGTGATCACGTTTTGAATTGTGTCTGTTTTAGCATTTGAATCCATTACATAAAATACATCTTGGCGAGATCTGCACAAGTTTCTTGCCTGTGATGTAACTGAACTATGGAAACTATCAAATACACCAGGCGTTAACAATACATTCATATCATAATAATCTGTATTGCTTAACAATGTAAATGCTTTTACATATGATTTAGTACCGGTTTTATCTGTTCCGCTACAATCAAATCCAAATGTATTTGCTGCCGTAATATCTGCTCCTGAAAACTTAGGTAAGTTAGGACGTGCCCCATCAAACCCACCTTGCATTGGAATAATGAATTTTCTAGTATCAAGTGATACATTGGTTGCAAATGATCCTGAATTAATTGCAGCTGTTAATGATCCAGAATATGCAGTTGCTGCTGTTGGATAATTGTAATTAGCTGATTGCAATACATCTCCTAGATAAAAATCTGAATTACTTGCTGTGGTAACTCCGGTTGTTGGAATTGGAGCTAAATAATTCATATTAGGCGCTACCGTAAAATCAAATCCATGATAAACTAGTGCACTAAATGATCCGCCCGTTATTTGATCTGTCTTGTATGTTGCTGCAGGAATATTAACACTACCAGATACCATTGGTATTGGTGAATTCAACGCACGGAATCCGAATGGAAACATTGTTTTATCAATCGATTTGCCTATTACTGACGGAGCTACTTCTACTCTAACATATGGATTTGTATTTGCATAATCGCCATATATTGAAATTACATTGTTGTCATCTATCGTTTGATATCTATCACCAATTGATTTAACAATATAATCAGGTGAGTCTGGATTCAAACAACAGTTAGTAAATGTAATTACTTGAGAATTTGTTGTATTAAAATCTGAATCAGTTACTGGACCTGTTACAGGATTTGTTATGTTTGCGGTATCAACTCTCCGAACTACAACGTCAAAACGAGCATATCCATCTGGATTTGTTACTTCTGTAGATGATTTAATATTAGCAATTCCAACTTTCAATTCGTAATTAGTTGAATTACCATGAGACAATGCATGCAGTTTAAACAAGTTAGTTACAACCGAACCAATTTTTTGAGATGTTATCCATGGGGTTGATGCTGCTTGATAATCTTGTGCAAATGCATATGTTGATATTTTTTCCAATGACATTGATACTGCTGCCAAATTTGGAAACAATGTTGCTGTATATGGATTTTCGTATTGAACGTATACTGGATATTGTTGTCCTTTTGGTGATTTACCAAATATTTTTGCAATATCATTTGAATCAGATGTTACAATTGATGCTGAAATTGATGCACCTTTTGTATATGCAAATGTTGTAAAGCCTGGAATTGTTTGTGCTGTGTATGATCCAGATAATTTCAATTCAAACGTACCATTTGTACTTGTATTTAATACTGAATCAGCTAAACCGTATGTTGTTGCACTAACAGGAACTGTTGGATGTAATACATGTGTTACATACTTTTGAGATCCAGATGTTGCAACTATTGCTAATGCACCATCCGTTAGTGTATATCCATCTTCATACATTAAACGTGTTACTGTAATTACGTTTCCTGCTCGTAAATATTCATTTACTGCTACTGGTACATATGAATCATCAGTAAATCCACCAAAGTAACTTTGGTAATCTCCAATGCTTGTAATTTGAATTGGGGTGTATGCGGGACCTTTTACTGTTGGTCCTACTACTGCCGCTCCGATTTCTGCAATTGCACCTGGTAAAAACGATTGATCTATTTCGTTCGTAAATACGCCAGGCGAAACTATTCTTTCTGCCATTTTAATACTCCTATGATTTTTTTATATAAATATGCCGTTATTTTACCAAACCTTGGTCTGCTGTAAATGTTCCGTCTGCAATATTGATTTGGCCTTCTCCGTATTGAGCTCGCATTATTTCAATTAATGCAGACTCTTCTTTTTGCAATTGTTCAAATTCCTGCAAATAGTTTGTGTGCTCGGCTTCTAGTTGTTCCAATTGTTTGCGCGTTACATGCAATTCGATTGAAATAGATCCAAGTATGTTTGCGTTACGTGCAAATGATTCTCTTAATGCTTGAATTTCTTCTAAATGTTCTTTATCCAGTTTTCTGGTCATGACTTGTTCCTTTTTTATTTATTATATGAAATTTATTTTAATTATCCAAATGAACTTACAATAGCAGCATTAGAAGCTGATGTTGCAGTTGAAGCAAGTCTTTGTCCAATTGAATTAGATGCCGTTAATGAAGTTACTGCATAGTTCCATAAATCTTCTGGTTTTGCAATGGCTGTTCCAACAGTATTGTCTACGGCTACACCTATTGATACAGATTGTGGATTTGGTACTTGCATTGAGCCTGTCAATTCATTTCCAGGCCCAAATGAAATACCGGCACGTACATCGGAACCCGAAGGTACGCCTGTAACTTGATCTGGTGATAAAAGTGAAATTGTATCAGTGGAACCGGATACTCCTATTGTGTATCGGGTTGTATTATCATCATATAACCTTACGTTATAGCAATATATTGCATTTCGGGAACCTGAATTGATGAATGGGCCGGAAAATATGTTGGTTGCTGTGGTTGAGGTTGATGATACTGCGTTGGCTAAGGTTGATGATTGTATTGTTCCTATAACATTAATAATACCAGCTGTAGTTGTATTGATTCCTGCAGATCCAGATGCAAATACATTTCCTGTTACAGTTATAGTACCTATACTAATATTATTTATTCCATAAAAAGTAGAAATGATTGGTCCGCCAAATACATTGCCCGTTACATCAACTGTGCCGGTGCTTACATTATATATTCCATTTGATGTAGTTCCACCAGTATCTCCTCCGGTAACATTTCCTGTTACTATAATAGACCCGTTTAAATTATTTTGTACAGCGTGGTTTCCGCTAGTACTACCGCCTTGTAAATCACCAACTATTACAATACTACCATTAGTTGAGTTTCTAACAGCTTGACCATTATATAATAACTGTCCCGGGCCTCGTACATTTCCGATAATAGTAATAGTACCTTGGTTAATATTATTTAATACAAATGCTCCGTTGTTTCCATTTCTAGTAATAGAACCACTGATTACGACAGATCCAGTTGTTACTACTTGAATCATACCATTTGTAATTATTGATGCGGCTGCCGTACCTGTTAGTAAACCTATACTTGCAGTTATTGCAATGCTACTACTAATAGCATAACTTCCTCCAGCAACGGCACTACCGGTAGCACCATTTTGTAAGCTACGTATTGCAATGTTTTGATCTATTGTAATTACTTGATTATTTGTAAATACATCATCCGAAGCAGTTGGTATTAAACTGCCACTCCATATTGCTGCATCACTCCAATTTCCCGATGTTATGGGCCATCTATTTGGCATACGTTATTTTCCTTTAAAGGCAGCAATAGTTGCTGCTGTAGTTTGTACTGTTGCTATATTTTGTAAACGAGATCCAATTGAATTGGAACCTGTTAAACTTGATACTACATAATCTAAAATGTCTTGTGGGGTCAATATAGCAGAACCTGTTGTGTTATCCACGGGTACTCCGTAACGAACAGAACCTGTTGAAGGTACTACCATTGAACCAGAAAATTGGTTTGTTCCACCATATAAACTTCCACTTCGTACATTGGTTTGGGTGGGTAAACTTGAGGTAAATGATGTATCGTAAAATATTACATCTCTAGGAAATGTATCTGATTGTAATTCATACGAACATGGTACATTAGAGATAAGTTGAATTTTTGGAGAATATACTGGGTTGATATTGTTATATCCTACTGTAGGACCTGATATTCTTACCGTAGCAGCTGTTGATGTTGATGATATGCCAGGAGCACTATTTGATGCATATATTGATCCGCTAACATTAATAGTTGATGCAACTGTTGAATTAATACCAACATTTGCAGCTGCATATATACTTCCTGTTAGATTTACTGTAGCGCCGGTAAGCATTGCTATTCCGGGGACACTAGCAGCTTGTAAAATACCATTAAAATTTAATACACCTGTACCGCCATTTACATAAACTCCAGTACTTTGACCTATTACGCTAGTTGTTATTATTGTATTTCCATTAACAGTTACTGTTCCAGTACCAGCAGTCATTACAATTGGACCAGCATTGGTTGTACCAATTAAATTACCATTAATTATAGTTGTTCCGTTTGCAACAGCAATACCATGTGTGGTTGTGTCAGCCCCACCAATTACATTACCTAATACCTCTAATCTACCAGCGTTATTAAATATTCCATATGACAACGTTGCAACTGTACCACCAGTAACAGATCCAGTAATGTATAAGTTTCCATTGTTAACAATTTGGATTCCACGAATTGTATTTGCTGCACCACCACGTACACTTCCACTTAAATAAACAGTATGTGAACCTGTAACTAGTAATGCTGATGATACACCTCCGGCTGTTACACCATATAATGGGTTAGATGCTGTTATTGAGATTCCATCAGTTGATATAAATGAACCGCTACCAATAGTACCATATACACTTCCGGTACTTTCAGTCATTTGAAGTTCTCTTATAACGGGATTATTTCCTGCTGTTTGTACAGCTGTTATATTCATCCTATAATAGGTATATGATGTTGTGTTTGATGAAATGTTTCTAACATACCAAGTATTGATAGTTGTTGCGAATGCTGTTACTGTTTCAATTGTAGTATACGAACTACCATCATTGCTTCCTTGAAATGTCCACGTACTTGGATTAAATGTATTAGTACTCCAAGCTTGAAATGCATATTGTTTTATGATTTTTCCGATTGTAAATTGATAACCTATAATTCCGGTATTTGCTACATTTGATTGCCAAAATAAACTATCAGTTTGGTCAAATGCTCGCCATGCTGGGGCATTACCTCCAGCACCACCAGAAAATACTATGCCTGTACCTGCAGGTGTTGTATCTGAAGTCATTGCAGGGGTTGCAATGTCAGGAATGCGTACTGGGCTAGCTAAACTAGAAATACGTAGTACATTAATGTTTTGATTTATTGTAACTAAATTACCATTTGCATACACATCATCTCCTGCAATGGGTACAGCACCATTATCCCAAGTAGATCCACTACTCCATGCGCTACTTGTTACTGCAAATCTTACTGGCATATTATAAACTTCCTGTTAATGCAATTAATATTCCGTCTGATGCAACTGTTGCTGTATTGCGTAAACGTGCTCCTAAACTATTTGAAGCAGTTAAACTGCTTGTTGGCGTGCTCCACACATTTTGGGTTGTAAATGAAGCAGAACCTGTTGTATTGTCTACAGGCACTCCTTTAAGTACAGAACCGGTAGAAGGTATTGCTACTGTTCCTGTGAATTGATTAGTATCTCCAAATATGGTTCCTTGTCTTACGTTTGAGATAGATGGAAAATTACCTGGGTAATTTTGTGTGTATAGTGTTCGTTGTTCTAGGTTTGTTTCTGTGTCAAATGTCCATGTTGGAGTTGAGCCTGAAAGTAGTTGTAGGTTTTGGGCGTATACTGCGTTGCGGTTATTTACGTTATAGAATGGACCTGTTAGAAAATTATTAGTTGCAACTGAAGAAATTCCAGGTGCTAGTAAACCAGCATATACTGGTCCTATTACTG